CCTGTTTCTGCGCCTGTTTCTACCCCTACTCCCACTCCACCACCAAATCCTAGTGGTTTATCGACTTGGACTGCCCCTTCGGGTGCTATGCCGACATGGGTAAATCCACCTTTGGATGAGGAATGGAGAGCACCACCACCACCGACTACTCCACCTGACTATATTGACCCTAGCAAGGAAGAAATAGCCAATGAGAGGGCTTTAGCGAAGGAAATGCAATGATTCCTAATCCTTGGGTGATTATTGGGGCTATTTTGGTTGCTGTGAGTGTCTATTTCTATGGACACCATAAAGGGTGGGACGATAGGGATATTGAGATGCAAGCGGAGATTGCAACTAAGAATGAGGAAGCAAGGTCTAAGGAACAGGAACTTGCTAAACAGTTAAATGAACAGTCATCTAAACTTTTGGAGGCAAACAATGTCATCAATGAAAAACAGTCTTCTCTTGATCGTGCTATTAGGGCTGGTAAGTTGCGCCTCCCGACCCCAAGTTGCCCACAAGCCAATGCAAGTACCGCCCCTTCCAGCGGAGATAGCGCAAAAGCGGGAAGCGAATCTGACACAGAGGTTCTCCGACTTATTGCTCAAATCATCGCAGACGGAGACAAAGCCATCAACCAACTCAACGCCTGTATCGATGCCTACCAAGCAGTAATGGAGAAGAATAATGGCACTAACCGCTGAAAAACTACAAAAACTCCATATTGGTGCTGAATGGGTAGATGCCCTAAATGAGACTTTTTCTCGTTTCGACATTACTTCCAACAACCAACAGGCGATGTTTATTGGACAATGTTCGCATGAATGTGGCAATTTCAAGTTATTGGAAGAGAATCTGAACTATCGTGCCGCCACCCTGATGAAACTCTGGCCTAAACGCTTTCCTACTCAGGAGATTGCCAATGCGTATGACAGGAATCCAAAGAAGATCGCCAACATGGTCTATTCCTCTAGGATGGGCAATAGGGATGAGGCTAGTGGTGATGGGTATCGTTTTCGTGGGCGTGGCTGTATTCAACTTACTGGTCACGCTAATTACTTTCATGCTGGTCAGGCTTTGGGGGTGGATTTTGTGTCTAATCCTGATTTGGTTAGCACTCCAAAGTATGCCGCCCTTACCGCAGGATGGTTCTGGTCAACCCATAAGTGCAATCAACCAGCGGATGCCCTTGACTACACTAAAGTCACCAAGATAATCAATGGTGGAACTATTGGGTTGGATGACAGGATAAAGCACGTTCAGATGGCTTTGGCAGTCCTTGCTTAATCGCTATTGATGTAGAGAATAGCAAGGATTATCCCTATCCCTACGACAAACCCAAGGAAAAGTAGGGCAAATAGGGTAAGGATGCTTTCAATCATTGTTGTCCCCTTGCTCGGATTGCAGAGGCGCACCATGTTGCCAACACATCTTCGCCTTCATATTCAATATCAATTTCTTCACATACCTTTGCACACGCCTCACGCTCTGCAAAAACTGCTCGCTCAATCTCACAAAGCAAGCAAACGCCTACATAGTCCTCATATCCTTTTTCATGTTCTTCTTGGCATACAACAACAATCTTATTCATTGTTGTCCCCTTGCGCGGATTTTTGTGGCACATCTGTTAGCGGTATATCCACTTGAGCCATCTCTGCTATCTAATGAAATAACAGCACAAAGCAAAGCACATTCCTCACGCTCTTTTTCTGTTACCAGTTTGGCAAAGCGTTCAAGGTTTGGGTCTAAATCACATCCAGTATGCGGTTCTCTTGTCCATTGCCTACCTTGGAATTCATGAATGATGAATCCAGCCTCACGCGCCATGCTAATGATTTCTTCTTTGGTCATTTGATTCTGTTCCTAATGACATCTTCCAAGCACCTAAAAAGGGTAAATACAGCCCCTAAAAAGGCAGGAGCAATCATTCCTGCCACAAAAATCAATACTTCACTCATTGTTTAACCTTCAAAATTCGTTGTTGTTTGCCTGACATTCCTGCCCGTGTCAGACCCGTATCCTCAATATAACCCTTTTCTAGCAATCCCTTAAACCTTGCTGTGACGCTTGAATAAGGCTTGTTTGGCAACTTAGCCAATACCTCGTCTTGAATACAACCATTAGGGAATGTGGCAATAGTCTCGTAGACCAGTTGCTCTAGGTTAGTCGTGTTGACCAACAATGCCGCTTGCTTGCTTGTTTTTGGCGAGTCTTTTCTTGCCAACTTAAATGGTGGAGAACCAAAAAACTTCTCTACCTGACCATCAAACCATGCTTTATCTAAACTACTCATATCTGAACTCCTGTTAAATTGAATTGATGTCGTCTCTCCGACTGTCACCGCCTTGTATATTAAAACTGCGGTTGTTTTGAGAAGGAGTGATGCAATCCAAATCGCTCAATGGGGAGATTGCACCAACACATATACAAGATGCCTTTATTTAACCCCATCAAAATGGTATGGAATCATCTTCCAAATTCTTTGGCAATGGCTTGCTTGCTGGTGGCTGTGCATCTTTTGGAGATACTGCCAAGCCCATGAACTTGCCAGACTTACCTTCCTTGATCCAAGCAGACAACCAGTATTCTGTGCCATCTACCATGATCGAACCCTTATAGTCAGGATGTTTCTCCTGTTCTTTCTTATCGTTCTTAAACAACACTCCTGAGTTGTCGCGTTTCTGCTGTTCCATATTAACCTCTTATTAAAATTGCCAAGTAACTGCCTTAACAGCCCACATTTGTGCAGTCTGCGTTTCTGTAATTGCAATACTTAACATTCTTGCAATTTCAGGACTTGCATCGACTCTATGTTCTGCAAGCAAATCAATAATCTCAGCATATTTACGCTTGATTAAATCAACATCCTCACGATTTCCAGGGTTGAAACTTACGCCACAAGCCTTTTCACCATAAGACATTTCACGTTGTACATTTTCCATATTAACCTCGTAATTCCTTAACTTTGTTTAACTTGTCATCTAGTTCACCCAAGAACTTGATAACCTCTTTTTCCAGCGTTGCAATGTAGGCATCATCACGCTCGAAACGCTTGATTACTAATTGCAATTCTGCGGGAAACCTTGGATCAAATGAACACAAATCTGTCCATTTGGCCTTTGTGCAAGCCATTTGCCATTGAACTTGCACCTTATATTGATCGTCAATACCACCTAAGATGCTTTCTAAGTGCGTGTGAGACATTGGGCATTTCAGTTCCACCAAGCCTCCACCTTCAAAAACAAGCCCGTCAGGAGACGCGCCAGCCATCTCAATCGTAGGATGGTTAACAAAGGCTACTTGATCTACTAAAACGCCCATCTTGGCCTCATAAGCGGCTCTAGCAAAGGGTTCTTGCTCAGTTCCCCAGTTCATAGCATCGTTGGTGTATGACTCTGCTACTGTGTTTGTCAGACGTTCAAGTAGCAACTGAGTCATGTATTTGTCTCTGCTAGTGGAATAGCCTGTCTTTGTGGTGGCAACAATGTCCTTAACCCGACTAGCCGTAACTTTTCCTAGACGCAATTGCTTCCAAGCATCGCTACCTTGGATGATTTCTTCACTCATTTCAACCTCTCTTGCATCATTGCATCTGCTATTTGATAAGCCCTATTAGCAAATTCATCCATAGTTGCCGTTAAAGATGGTTCTGAAATCAACGCTTGCATTGCTTTGGCGGCAAAGTAATCACGAATTGTTAGCCCTTGATACTTCTCAATGGTGAAGTTGTTTGGGAAGGCTGGAATGTTCTTCATTTCAACTCCTTCTTACGAGCATCTTTGGCGGCAATCATCTTGGTCTGCCATGCTTTGTTGCCTTGGCAAGCCGCAAATGCTTCGATGTAGATGTCCTTGAGTTGATCAAGGGATGAAGTAACTTCAATGGCAGACAAGTAGTCCAACATCATGTTTTCGTCCACAGATGACTCATCTTCGCCTTCAGGTAAGTCTTCACCAGCGTAGATATACAAGCCTAAGCCATGCAACGACAATGCCTTTGTCATACAACGCATGATGGCTGTATTGACTGCAAATGCGTCTGGGTTGGGGATTGCTTTGTTGCGGTAGTCCATCACGGGCAATTGGCAGGTCATTGGTTTGCCAAACATGGTGACTGTTACAAACACCATTGCTGTGCCGTTGATGTCCATGTAACACTTGTCACCAAACATCTCAATCTTGTATGAGGCATTTGCATCTGCTTTGAGAGCCTCTGCCCAAGCCCATGCCCATGATAGGTATGTAAGATTGTTTTTCTTCTCTGTATGCTCGTTGACGTTCTTCTTTAAAAGTTCGCCTATTAACTCTGCACGATCCACCAAATATCCTTTTTGCTCAGGTCTTGGTGACAAAACTAACGCCTCTTTATCGTATTTCGTATCCATTCTTAACTCCTATTTTGTTGACTCTGTTTGATCTGTTGTTCACCTATCCAATGTGCCAGCATAACCAGATCGTTGTTGATTCTGTTTATGTCCAACACAAACCCATCATAACTCTTGTTCATGCACTTTTTATCTAGGGATTTCACCGATTGTTCAATCCGCATAAGTATGGTTGAGTAGTCGTTCATAAATAGTTCCAAACAACATATGCAATCATGCTTATTGTTGCAATCAAGCCCAATAAAACTGGAACATCCCCAATATGAGGTGCTGAGTAATACGGCCCTTCAAATACGCCTTCGTTGACATATTGCTTTGGAAAGGCTGTCTCTAGTGTCCTTGGAAACATTCTTGTTGTCCCCATCAATTCGTTATCCATTCCATACCTCCTGAGCAATCTCTTGTCTGCAATCTGCGTCCAAGTATTTAAATTCCACAAAGTGATTCTCATGGCAACAAACTAATTTGCCGTCTTGTGGTTGCAAGCAATAGCAACAAAAATAGACATTCCACAAGTCTTCGTAGATGTCCTCTAGTTCGTTCTTGAGTTTCATTTCTTGCCCTCCAGTTGTGCAATCCGTTGTTCAAGTTTCTTAACGATTGCTTCGAGGTCTTTAATGCGATCTAACAGCATATTCTGATATGTGTAGTCGCTCTTGCGGTATGGGGCTGTTAACCCCACTACTGTTCTATCCATATTAACTCCTATCTTGTTTATTAACGCTTCATTGCTCTCACAAATTGGGCAAAACTAGATGCTGTATCACCAAAAGGCAACTTAGCAATCTCGCTTGCCACTTCTTCCAAAACATCATTTCTGATGATCTCTGGATCAATCGCTCTAAGGTTTTCAGTCAAGTCTCTGACCAATTCCCTCTGAGCCGTTCCATCTGTGACACCTGTGGCGACTTTTCGTTGTTCGTCAAAATAAGTGGACTTCTTAATCTGTTCACTTACATTGAACTCCAAGTCATCAAAGGCATCATCAAGTTTTGTCATTCACGCACCCTAATTGTGTCCACTAAGTTCTGTGCCAAATGGTGATCTTTTACCATATTGAAGATCAAAGTGCAAATGATGTCTCTTTCGTGTTCAGCACCCAAGTCGTAAGCATTGGACATTCCATTGATGACTTGCTCGTCACAAGCCGCCATTCGCAGGTGCTGAATCATCTCAGTTTTAGTCAAAAGATTCCTCCCATTCTTTTTTCCATTGGGTTGTTATGTCTCGCATCTCGTCCATCGCTTTGTTCTCGCAAAAATTGTATTGCTTGCGTTCCAAGTCATAGGTTATGTGCTTGCCATCCTCATCAAACACGGCAAAGTCAATTTCGTAGTCATCAGCGTGATCTGGGTCTAACTCCTCGCCTGGCGACAGGATGTCAAAGCATACTAAGCACTCTCCAATGCCTTCTAAGTAGACGCAGATTTCATGTTTAAAGTCACTAGGTTTAACGCACATATCAACTCCTTTTCATTTGTGGTGAAAGGATTATTGGATAGTTTTTATGGATTGAATACTAGGACAAACCCTATATTGACAAACTTATTTTTAGATTAGGATTGCTTGTCAAAGGAGATTTAAATGATATTAAATCAAGGAAAAGTGGCTGGCGGGTTGATTGATGACTTGCTGGAAACAGTCCATAAATATGATGAAACGCTTTATATGGCAACTGTGATTGGTTGCTTGGAGTTGGTGAAGCAACAGTTAATAACTGAATCTATGGAGAATGATGATGGAACTTAAACAATCGCACGTAACCTTGCTTAAAAGGCTAGAACACTCGTCTTGCTCACTTAAAGACTTCACTCATGCAACTCAAGCAGTAGGCAATCAAGGATACCACTTTGAGAAATACTTAAGTGATTTAGAAAACTATGGATATGCAGTTTTGATAGGAGATTACTATCACATCACAGGATTTGGGGTTGCCAAACTGGAAGAGAAAAGGATGGCTGTTAAACCAGTTAAGACCAAGATTAGCGCAGGAACAACCACAGAACTCTATGATGGGGCTGACTTAAAGCAGTCTTGCTGGAGAACTGGGGCTTATGATTTCTTAAAATACCCGAGTAAATTTGGAGAGTATTTGGTTTATCCAAGAGTTTCCCTATAATAGTTTGAAACACGGCTAGATACGAAGTCATGAGCGTATTGAAAAGGGTTACACCTTCCCCTGCCGAGGTTTCTCTCAAAGGTGCTTGAAAAAGGTAAAAACAATGCATTATTACCCCCACCATATTGGTGACTTCATCAAGGCCACCGCTAGGCTGTCTGATTCTCAGGCAATGGCTTATTTACGGCTCTTGTGGATGTATTACGACAGCGAAAAGCCACTTAAACCCGATACAAAAATTCTTGCTTTTCAAATAGGCGCTTCACAAGAAGATACTCAACTGCTTTTGGACAGTTATTTTGTGCTTTGTGACGTTGGCTGGACTCAAACAAGATGCGACAAGGAAATCCAAGAATATAGGGATTTGTTAACCAAAAAGTCTACTGCTGGTAAAGCATCTGCTGAACAGAGGAGGAACAAGCGTTTAACGGATGTTGAACAGGTGTTGAACGGGCGTTCAACGGATGTGCAACTAACCAATAACCAAGAACCAATAACCAATAACCAAGAACCAGTTATTAAAGAAGGTAAACCTTCTTTGTCTGGAACTACGTTCCCGCCATGTCCACATACAGAGTTATTGAAACTATGGAATAAGCATTTGCCACATCTAACCCAACCTAGAACTTGGGAAGGAAACAGACAGGCCAATATGAGGCAAAGGTGGATTCAGGCTGGAAAACCATCCTCATATTCACCTGATGGCTACAAAACCACAGAAGACGGGTTGCGCTGGTGGGACTCGTTCTTTGGCTACATAGCCACAGATACTTCCTTGCCAAAAGGGTTTGACACCAAAGGCAGGACTTGGCGACCAGACTTAGAGTGGGTGGTCAACGCCACTAATTTTCAGAAAATCATAGATGGGAAATACAACAAATGACCTTTGCTAAACCAAATACAGAAAACTATCGTGGCGGGAAAATCAATGATGATAATGACCCGCCTCCACCACCAAAACCATGCACAGTTTGCAAAGAAATAACGGCTCATGCCGACTTGATGACCTATGGCGCAAGGTGCTGGAAGTGCTACGACATCTATTGCAGAACTGCACCACCTTTTATTGCCGAACCTAACAAATACCATGAAAACGACAAAAAGGCGTGGGCAAAAAGGATAATGGACAAACACAACGAAGGCCGACCTGTGAGCAAAATAGCCTTGGAATTTGCAAGGGAAGCCCTGAGATGAATACCGACTTGTTTGACAAGTATCCAGAATGGGTGGGTATGCCTGAGTTTGTTCAGGAAAAGAAAGAACCTTACAAGGAACTTATCGTTAGATTTGAGACAGAAGATGATTACAAAGAATTTCAGCAGTTGATTAACCAAAAACTAACAGTAAAAACTAAAAGTATTTGGCATCCTTTCAAATCTCATTGGGGATTAGATAAAAAGGTTTACAAAGATGTTGCCTAAATTCCCAATTTACATTGTCTCCAAAGGTAGAGCAAACAATGGATTGACTACTCGTGCATTACATGAAATGGGCGTTCCTCACTATTTGGTCGTTGAAGAAGACGAAATGGATTTATACAAAGAGGGCAGATGCTTTGGGGAAATATTGGTTATGCCACATATCTACAAAGCAGAATACGAATTGTGTGATGACTTAGGGTTTAGCAAGGGAACGGGGCCAGGCCCCGCCCGAAACTTCTGCATAGACCACTCCATATGGAAAGGCTTTAACCGCCATTGGGTGCTTGACGACAACATTGATGCTTTTCACTATCTGAATCGCAACGAAAAGTTTGAGATACGAACTGGCGCAACATTTAAAGCCGCAGAAGACTTTGTATGTCGCTATTCAAATGTCCCTGTGGCTGGCTTTAATTACTATTCATTCTGCAAAAAAAACGATGCCGTTCCCCCTTATGTCCTGAATACTCGCATTTATTCCTGTTTGCTGATTGACAACAAAGCAGGATACAGATGGCGTGGCAGATACAACGAAGATACAGATTTAAGCCTTAGAGTGCTGAAAGATGGCCTATGCACTATCCAATTCAACGCTTTTTTGTGTGGAAAAATAACAACTCAAAGAATGAAAGGCGGCAATACTGAAGAATTTTATGATGATGAAGGAACTTTACCTAAGAGTCAAATGCTTGAAAAACTACACCCAGATGTGGCTAAAGTTGTTTTTAAATTCAATCGTTGGCATCATCATGTTGACTATTCTCAATTCAAAAGCAATAAGTTAATTAAAGTTGTTGATACAAGCCTAATGCCAAAAATCAACAATTATGGAATGGAACTTATAAATTTATGACCATAAATGACGCAAACAGAATCCTTGACAGAATCAGAGAAGGCTACCCAATGTCCTTACTTGTCACAACTCAAGCCCTACAGCGGACAGGAGACATTTCTAGACTATCTGATAAGCCATTACAGCCTCATGGCGATGAATCCAGCCACGATAGAGCAGTCGAGATGGAGAGCAAGGGAGTTAAAAGGGACTTTTCCTACTCTGCCTACCTTGATAGCCCAAAGAATACAGGAGATGAAAAATGATAGAAGCAATGAAACAGGCGCTTGAAGTTTTAGAAGATTTTGTTGATGACCCTAGAGCGCAAAAACAGATTGACGAAGCCAGCATTTCTTTACGCCAAGCCATCGCAGAGGCAGAGAAGCAAGAGCCTGTGGCGCAGTGCATGGTACATGGAGAATGTTTTGGTGGTAAGTGCATTTACCCACAAACAAAGCGTGAATGGGTTGGGCTGACTTGTGAGGAAAGTGAAGAAATACAAAAAATCAGCACTTGTTACGAACAAGCGGTTGAATTAACCGAAGCCAAACTCAAGGAGAAAAACACATGAAATGCCCAAAATGTCAATCTGACAAGACAGTTACGCTAGAAACCACAAAAACCGATGAGACAAACTTTCGTAGGCGAATGTGCAATATCTGCTTTCACACCTTTAAAACTCAGGAAATCCTTTATGTTGGCTCAATTCCAAGGAAAAAGAGGCTAACCAAACCCGTAGAAAAAGAATTCCAAAAGTCATTCTCTACCGATTTATTAAAAAGGTTTTGGAAATGACTGTGTTTATCGGTATAGACCCAGGTAGCGTTTCGGGTGCTGTGGGTGCTTTGCACTCAAACGGGGATTATTTGGATTCATTCATGATTGAACACCAAGACAAGCACATTTTGCCTATGGTGTTTAAAAACATGATTCTGAGGGTAATAGACCCCAAGGAAGGGGCAGAGATATGCTGTGAATTAGTCCATTCAATGCCTAATCAGGGTGTGGCAAGCACTTTCCAATTTGGACGGGCTGTGGGCGTTATAACTGCCGTCTGTGAACTGACTAATTACCCGCTTCACATGGTTAGCCCTCAAAAGTGGAAAAAGCATTTTCACCTCAGTAGCGACAAAGGCGAAGCGTTAGATATAGCAAGGATGCTATGGCCTGAAGCCCCGTTAAAGCGCAAAAAGGATATAAATATCGCTGAAGCCCTACTCATAGCCGAATACTGGCGGGATTGCATCAATGGAAAAACAAGAGACAAAATTTAACTTAATCAGGTTTTCGCCAGCAGAACGGGAAATCATGCGAACTATTGGTGGCGGTAACATCTCAGAGGGTGCAAGAATTTGCGTTATGTGGGGCGCACATTTTTGGAATTTGGGGTTGAATACTGAAATGAATTTACAGCATATCGGCTTGGTGACTGTTTCCAGCACAGACAACTATCCGCACGAGTAGGGTAAGAACGCATTAAAACGGGCTTTTTAGGCGTTATTTTGTTTCGGGTAGACAGAATTGAAGGGTAAGACATGGTAAGTAGGTCGCAAACCTATAAAAATCGGCAAATAATGCTCAAAAAATACGGGCATAGATACGAACGGCATTGGTCTAGCCGTGTGGGTTGTTTTTATTGTGGTGACAAATGGGCAGAATTAGACCATTGCCCGCCCCTTTCATGGTGCGATACAAAAAACCATAAATGGTTTAAAGAACGCAAAATTGGCTTTTATTTGGTTAATTCTTGTTCAGACTGCAATAGGGCGTTATCCGATAGAGGGCTTTTTACCTTACAAGAACGGGCGGATTTCATTCGCAAAAGGCTAGAAAACAAGGCGGAGAAAATCGTTCTGTGGACAAAAGAGGAAATCAAGGAAATGAGTCCCCGATTTCAGAAAACCATACTGGCACGTCAATCGATACAAAATATGCTCTTAGAACGCCTTTGGTTTGCTCAGGAACTGCAATTTAGGGCTGAAGACTTCCCCGAGTTTAGATAGACCCTAGATAGGCGCAAGGGCTTAAAAAAGGGCAATAAAAAACCCGCATAAAGCGGGCTTTAGTGAGTACCAACTAACTTATTCTGTCTCTGTTTCTTCTTTTTTGTTTAACACTTGGAGAATTTGCTCTATTTCGTCTGGCGTGATTCGCATCCATCTAGTTTTTCCATTTTCGCCAATTATTTGCATATCAGCATAATCAGCCCCAATAATTTGCTTGAATTCGTGGTCATAGTAAGTCATAAATTACCTTTCATTTTCGTTTGAGAATAATTTGTAAGATAAGTGCAAGGGTTGCATAAATCATGCGTCACCCAGCAGGTAATCTAGTCTTTGGAAGGTTTCATCGTCTCTTTCACCATCAACAACCCTATAAAGGGTGCAAATGTATTTTTGAGGGTCAGATTCATCAATCCAAATGTTGATATCAAGGGTGTCATCCCAAGAATTCCAGTAATCCTCAAGGTAAAAATCTGCATCTTCGCCCCTGTGGGTGTCTTTTATGCCCTCAATTAAGCCCCGAACAAAGGCTTTAATTTGGTCTAGTTCTGTCGTTTTTCTCATGTTGTCTCCCATAGTTCAGAGACAATGAAACCTGATTCAAAGTTAGTAAGCCCCCAATCGAAGGCTTGCTCATAGGTATCAAAAGCCCCGTAAAAGCGGAAACCCTTGGAAATGTCACCATTGGAAACGATGTATTTTTTCATTGTCTACCCCTTAATGTTGGCGGTAAACAATGGTGTCATCGGTTTGCCCGACAAATGCGCCCTCTTCGATCAAATAGTCGATAACCCTCTGCTTTTTAGCGTCATCATCGCTATCCTCAAGATCATCCATGTCAATGACATAGGCTGACTCTATTTCCTGCCATGTATCCTCTGAAAAATCGCAACAAAGGGCAATAACGTCTAACTCTACCTCTTCGCCCGTAGAATCTTCGTATTCCTCTAAGTAATTAAATAATTCTTTTAGCCCGTGATAACTAAAATCTTCACGCCTTGCAAGTTTGAAAGCGTATCTAAAATCCTCAAGTGATACAGTAGTTTTCATGCTGTCACCTCTTCATTTGAGTTTGTGACGGCTTTGATATCCTCTAGTTGCCACTCCCCGAATTGCACCTCTTCCCATCCGTTTTCATCGGAATACTCCCATGCTAACTCTTCGGCCTCTTCGATTGAATTGGCAATTATGGTTTTTTTGTAAAACACCAACTGGCTGGCGTAAACATCAAATGTTTTCATGTATTAACTCCTTGAATAGAAAACCCCGAATTTGGACAAATTCAGGCCATAAAGCCCTAGATTTAAGGCTTTACAGGCTGAAATTAGGCGGTTAATCGTTCGTATATAAACCCATTATCTTGCTGTGGGATGTAATCGTGACGGGCTGAAAATATAGAGATTCCCGCATCTTGACACAATTCAACCCTATATTTAATGGGCATCTGTTGCCAATAGTTTTCCGCCTCTGAATACTCTAATTCGCTGAAGTGGGATTCATTCAAAACAGGGTAATCAGACAATGCACAAAGCATATCATCTGCTTTTAATATTGCCTCAGCGTCTGCCTCATGGATTGCAATCCATTCCACCCACCCCACAGCCCAATGTTTTTCCCGCACCACATGGATAGTGTCAGATTCACCACCTAAAGCCTCAAGCCCACATTCAAAGTTTGAACGGGTCAATGCGTCTGAATCCCTAGTTTGGCTGAGAAAAACAAAGTAATCAGGCCATGTCGCACCATAGTAACTATCGGGCATTGTCCAGCGAGTAAGGGCTTTTAAATTGTCTAAATGTTCCATGTAACACCTTTTAAAAGTTAAAACCCTAGAGGAAATCTCTAGGCCACTAACCCCTAAAGTTAAGGGTTAGCAGTCTAGGGATTAGAGGGGTAAACCAGTAATGCGAAAGCATTTACCCGATGCGGTTTCTATGTCAATAGTGCCGAAAGGGTGAACTGCAAGGATTTTCACGGGTTGCACTTTACCGAAAATAGGCAAATTGATAATTTGATTGACAATGTATTTCATGTAACACCTCTCAATAAGTTAAAACATCAAAATATGATAATGCTAGGGTTGCAAAGCACAAACCTAACACGATTGCAAGGGAAATATCTAACAGGGTTTGTTTCATGCTGACACCTCTGCTTGCAATAATTTGAAAGTTTTAATTGCAAGTTGACGATTTTCCTTGCTTACATTGTGAAACCATGCTTGTGTATTTGTGCGCCCCTGAGAGCCAAATGCCCCGCCTGAGAGCCATCGCCTTTGTGTAACAGTAATAAATTTTCCGCTTGTGACAAACACAGAGAATTTATTGCCTTTTAAGTAAAACTCGTGATATCCAAAATCCATATTTACGCCTTTCAAAGTGATTGAATTGATACTCTAAGGGCTAAAAAGCCCCTAGAGAATAGGGATTTTCCCTATGTTTATAGTGATTCAAAGCCTAAACCGTATCCCGCATAACCAAGGGTTTCAGCCCCTGAAAACCATGTCTCTAGGTCATAATCACTAGCAACATGGTATTGATTATCCTCAAATACAACCCAATAATCATCACAGTTTTTATTGGATAGAGTAACTGCGGCTTGTGCCGCCTTTGCAAAAGTAGAAAACGCCATAATTACACCTATTAAAAAAAGTTAAGAAAATCCCTAAGTCATTGGAAAACTTAGGCCACAAGCCCCTAAAAGAATCTAAGGGCTTGCAGTCTATGTTTTAATGTATAGGATCGGTTTGCGATATATGGAAAACCGATACAGGGCGCACTAATTTGCTAGGTTTGCCCGTATCCTTGGTTTCGGTATCAATCCATGTAACGCACTTTACGCCCGTTTCACCCTTACGCACTTGGCGTTTTAGGGCTTGCCAAGCGTTATAGGTGAAAATGTTTTCCCTTGGCTTGATATCCAAAGGGTTAACGCCCTTTTCAATAAAGCCCTTAATTATTGCGGGATAGTTGACTAGTGAATCCCCTTGCTTTGCACGATTAAGGGATTCTAGGGAAATAGTTTGTTTATCCATAAGTTACACCTATTAAAAACCTAGCAAAATTACTAGGGCATTAGCCCCTAGAGTTAAGGGCTAATAACCTAGAATCTATCAATCGTTTACTAGGTCAAAATAATGACGAATACCGTCACTATCCTTAAAAGTGGCAGGGTTGACGGCTTCTAAAATGATATCCGCTAGAGTTTCCCCCATTGTGCCGTCACCGTGTTCACTACCCAAGTAAACTGCATCACTAGGGATTGACTCATAATTTGGAAATTGTTTCATTGTTACACCTATTAAAAAACACCTAGGAAACTGCCTAGTCAGTAACTATATTATCGGGTTAGCCTACATTTTTGCTATCAGGATAAACCCTATGTTTTCAACAATATTTTCTATCGGCTTACCATTATTGATAGCCTAAACCTAAACTACCTATAAAGTATTATTGTGAATTATAGTTCTGATATTTTAGGGGATTTTCTAGGTGTATGCAGGATGATGCATTAAGCCTTTACATCATTTCCCGACCGACCAGTCGGTTAATTAACTCAGGGTAAACCCTATGCTGTAAGTGCATACAGACTGTGTTTGCATACAGGTGTGCTTACTTTTGTATGGGGGGGGAGGGGGTAGGCGGTGGTGGAATATTTGTGGGTACTTCACTTCCACACGAAAAGCCAATTTAGGAAAAGGCTTGACAGGTGGTGGTAGGTAAGGGGTAAGGAAGTGACTTAAGTTTCATTTGGGCGTAGGACGGCTACCCGAGGGTTTTCTTGGGTAAAAAAATAAAGATTAACAGTAGGCTGATTGGAGTGTTCTGCCACTTAGAGAGCCTACTTCTAGGCTATGTCTGGGGTTCAAGCCAGCGTTCTAAGCGGTCATCACAGGGGTTTACAGGATTGCCCTCTGTGGAGTCGGGTAGCGGAACTGACACTCCTTTATGGTTAACACCTATTGACGAGCAAATGATATTAGAAAATGAAACCCGTATCAAGAGCCTTCATCATCTTTTTGACCTTTTTCTTTTGTTTGCGCTTTTCCTTGCGAATGGTCAGGGGATTGGACAGATTCTTCTTCTCTATTGCCAGACCTAATGCCTCGTCAGAGATTGAGCCTTTCCAATGGTGGATGGCTATGGCTAGGCGTTCCCGTCTGCGGACAGTTGCCTGTTCTTCCTTGGTTAACTCTATGGACATAAAAAAAGCCCTTTAGGTGTGGCATAGTCGCACCCCCCGAAAACTCAGAGGCTATACCACTTCTAAAAGGCTTCACTTGGTGCGATCAAGTTGTTTCATTGTATCAGGGTTTTCCCTATTGTTCAACAATACAAAATAGTTGATAATTGTGTCGGGACTTCCCCATTGTGGACAAAAGTAATGATTCAAGAGAAAAAACCCCGTGGTAGACCTAAAGGTTCTTCCAACAAGAAATTCTCCCTTACCAGTTTTGCTGATAAGCCAGAACTCATTACCCTCCCAAAGACTGAGACTGCCCAACTCAAAGAACTCAAGAATCTACTGATAAACAGCGCAGGAACTAGAGTTGTCCACAAAGCCGTGGAAATCGCCTTGAATGACGATCACCCTGCCCAACTAGCCGCCATCAAACTCTGCATGGATAGGATGCTCCCTGTCTCCATGTTTGAGAAAGAAGGTAAGCAAAGATCGGCTGTTAATATTACGATTACAGGAATTGGTGGCTTAGAAATAGAACAACCACCTGTTGACAATGTAGAGGATGCTAGTTACACTATGAAGAATAGTGAACAGGAATAGCAATGAAAGCAACTCTCAGCCTAGATGTTTTAAAAAACAATGTTACATACGATAAAGATACTGGCATTTTTATAAGGACAAAGACTCATCCAAAAAGAAAGTATTTGGCTGGATCAGTAACTGGTGTTTCTAGGCCAGATGGATATGTCCAAATAATGATTGAAGGTAAGTTGTTCCTTGCTCATAGACTTGCTTGGCTATATGTTTATGGTGAACTTCCAAAAAACAATATTGACCATATCAATGGGATAAAAAATGACAATAGGATTGAAAATCTTAGGGATGTAAAACAAGTAACCAATGTTCAGAATTTAAAAAAAGCAAGAAAATCAAGTGTTTCTTCAAATAAACTTGGTGTAAGTTTTGCCAATAAAGGTAAAAACATTGACAAACCATTTCGGGCAAGAATTGTTGTAGACCATAAAGAAATACACTTAGGCACATTCTCAAACGAAGACGAGGCACATGAAGCATACCTTTTGGCTAAAAGAAAATACCATGAAGGTTGCACAATATGACTGATCTAATCACAGGTATTGGGGAGGTTTCCCATGCCCAAACCATAGACGCAGAAGATGTAGAGGATAAAAATGGATAACCTAGTAAAAATGTATGGAATGAGAACTCCTTACAAATCAGAGTTAGATTTCTTCAAAGGAAGACCAGAGGTTGCTGGAATGGCGACTGAGGATAACAAGATCATTTTGAACCCCTTTTCCTCGCTTTCTCCGCAAGAAAAGATGGCGGTTGCTAAGAATGAAGCCTTGCGTATCTATATGCGCCTAAACGATGTAAACCCTACCTTTGACTTAACAAAAGCCCAAAAGTCCATGTTTATAGGGACAGAGTACGAAAAAGACCCTCTTTCTGCCAAACAAACCATTCTGGCAAGGATTCTTTCGGGCGATCCGTCTGCAAAAGATGCCACATTAGATCAAACACTTGAGGCGCAAAAACTGCAAGAACAAATCATGCAGTCAATGAAAAAGTAATGTCTGACCTCAATTTCTCCCTTCTACCTTGGCAAAAGACTGTTTTTGAAGACCCGACTAGGTTCAAAGTCATTGCCGCAGGGCGTAGATGCGGTAAGTCTAGGATGGCGGCAATCACCCTACTTATTGAAGCCTTGCGTTGCCCTGCTGGTTCGGCTGTCTTGTATGTCGCCCCCACCAATGGTCAGGCTAGGCAGATTATTTGGCAAGTTTTAATGGAATTAGGAAGGGAGGTTATCCAAAATGCCCACATCAACAACCAAGACATTACCACCATCAACGGAGCAACCATCTATGTCCGAGGAGCAGACAGACCAGACACGCTACGTGGCGTTTCACTCACCTATGCAGTCCTCGATGAAGTCGCAGACATCAAGCCCGAAGCATGGGAACAAGTTATCCGAGCCTCCCTCTCCGACAAAAAAGGAAGAGCCATGTTCATCGGAACGCCCAAAGGAAGAAACTGGTTTTACGATTTGTTTAGATTGGGCGAGAGCGCAGAGGACAAAGACTGGAAGTCTTGGCATTTCACAACAAAAGACAACCCCCTGATCGACCCAACTGAGATTGAGTCTGCCAAAAAGACCCTCTCCACCTTTGCTTTCAAGCAAGAATACATGGCATCCTTCACCAACGCAGGGAGCAACATATTCAAGGAAGAATGGATCAGATACGGGGAAGAACCACAACAGGGAAGTTACTACATTGCGATTGACTTGGCTGGCTTTGAAGAAGTGGCAAAACAGGCAGGAAACGCCAAGAAACGCCTAGATGAATCGGCTATTTCCGTGGTCAAAGTGACTGAAGACGGGAAATGGTGGGTAAAAGAGATAGTTCACGGTAGGTGGGACATCAGGGAAACGGCATCTAAGATACTGTTGGCGATGAGGGATTATCGTCCTATTGCGGTGGGGATAGAGCGTGGAGCATTAAAAAATGCAGTTTTGCCGTATTTGAGTGACTTAATGCGTAAAAATAATGTATATTCGCACATAGTTGACTTGACGCATGGCAACAGGAAAAAGGCTGACCGAATTATTTGGGGTCTCCAAGGGCGTTTTGAGCATGGGCGCATCATCTTAAATCAGGATGGAGATTGGGACGTTTTCCTTGACCAACTTCTACTATTTCCATCGCAAGGCGTTCACGATGATTTGCCTGACTCATTGAGTTACCTTGACCAATTGGCTGTCACCTCCTACTTTGAAGGAGATGAAGACGAAGATTGGCAACCGATTGACATAATCGCAGGTGTATAGGTATGGCAGATAGCACGATTTTGGGCTTATTTTCAGATATGCTCCCTTCTAGGGGATTGGGAATTGCGCCCTATGGTGTTAGATATAGCGAAACAGTTAAAGACCCTTTTTCTCCCAAAAGACATGGATATTTTGGTGCAATACAAAGCGCAGAAGGATTGCCAATTACAGAACTTTCCTCTGCATTTGAATTAAATGGACAAGTAATTAGACATCCATTGGTTGTTCCAACATTGACAGCAGAAGAGATTTCCCTTCTACAATCGGGAAAAGAACCAACTCAAAGCATTTATGACAAAGCACAAGCATGGGCAATTCAAAGGTTAAATAAGGGAGAAAACCCATTTGCTACAACGCAAGATGTTCGTTTCCCATTACCAGAAGCAAATCCAATGTATCGTGACCCTTTTGTAGACTCAACAAGGTAACCTATGGCAAACGAACAAAATATGGAACAAAACGACTTTGTAGAACCCACAGAATCAGACAAAGAATTAGTCTCTTTCGTGGTTGACCATTGCGACAGATGGCGTGACTACCGAGATAGCAACTACCTAGACGCTTGGACAGAATATGAGCGCATCTTCCGTGGAGAATGGGCAGAACAAGACGCTACACGGGAATCTGAGAGAAGTCGTCTGATCACCCCAGGCACTCAGCAAGCCGTGGAAACCCGTCACGCTGAAATCATGGAAGCCATCTTTGGTCAAGGCGAGTTCTTTGACATCAAAGACGATATTCAAGACTTAGACGGCAACCCCCTAGATGTTGGCAAACTGCGTGAGCAACTCATGGAGGATTTTGCCAAGGACAAGGTAAGAAAATCTATCGACCAAGCGGTTTTGATGGGAGAAATCTATGGCATTGGCATAGGTGAAATCATTGTCAAGACTGAAAAAGAGTATTACCCTGCCACTCAGCCAATTATGGGGATGCCCACACAGGCGGCAATCGGAGTGATGGAAAAAGACCGCATTTCTGTGCGGATTAACCCAATCAACCCAAAGAACTTCCTGTTTGACCCCAATGGAACAAGCGTAGAAGACTGTATGGGTGTGGCAGTAGAGAAGTTTGTCTCTATCCACAAGATTGTCCAAGGCATAGAGGCAGGTGTTTACAGGAAAGTAGACATCAATACCGATCCTGAAGATGCCGACTTAGAGCCAACCCAAGAATCCACCCAATACAAGGATCAAAAAGTCCGTTTGTTGACTTACTATGGACTTGTCCCAAGGGAATACCTTGAAAACACAGAAGAACAGAAGGATATTGTTGAACTTTTCCCAGAAAACTCTGTGGCAGAGGAATACACAGACTTAGTTGAAGCGATTGTGGTCATTGCCAACGAGTCATTACTCCTAAAGGCAGAACCAAACCCCTACATGATGAAGGATCGTCCTATCATCACCTTCCAAGCCGATACTGTGCCAAACAGGATTGTGGGAAGAGGAACAGTAGAGAAAGCCTACAATATGCAAAAGGCAACGGATGCCCAAATCCGTAGTCATTTGGACTCCCTAGCCCTGACAACTAGCCCCATGATAGCGATGGATGCGACTAGATTGCCACGGGGTGCTAAGTTTGAGGTCAAGCCTGGCAAGGCAATCCTCACCAATGGCGCACCTAACGATATTTTGATGCCTTTCAAGTTCGGTACAACCGATCAAGGCAACATTGCCACCGCTACTTCCTTCCAAACCATGCTCTTACAGGCTACTGGAACGTTAGATTCCCAAGGATTAGTCTCTGCCGTAGCCCGTGATGGTGGTCAAGGCGGTATGTCTATGGCGATTGCCTCCATTATCAAGAAGTACAAGCGCACTTTGGTGAACTTCCAAGAAGATTTCTTGATGCCGTTCATCAAAAAGGCGGCTTTCCGCTATATGCAATTCGATCCAGAGCGTTACCCTTCTGTGGACATGAACTTTGTACCAACGGCAAGCCTTGGAATCATTGCCCGTGAGTACGAACAACAGCAATTTATTGGTCTATTGCAGACTTTAGGGCCAAACACCCCTGTGATGCCTCTGATTCTCAAGGGAATTATTGGCAATAGTTCGTTTACTAATAGGTATGAACTGATGGATGCGTTGGACAAGATGAGCCAACCCGATCCACAAGCCCAACAATTGCAACAAGCCCAACAACAATTGGCGTTACAAGCGGCACAGGCTCAGATTGCGGTCAGTACGACTCAAGCAGAGCAAAATAGGGCTGATGCGACTAAGACAATGATAGAAGCACAGTTGTTGCCACAGGAAGTTCAGGCAAAAGTGACTAACTCTATGACTCAAAATTTGCCAAACTCAGATGAAGCGGCAAGTCGTGAGTTTGATAAGAGGGTTAAGATAGCCGAATTGATGCTCAAAGAAGCAGACATCAAGAACAAATCCAAGATTGTTGAAATGCAGATGGCAGACAAGCAAAACAAAGTGCAAGGAATGGAGCAAGACTTCCTTGATCAACTGACAAAACAACTATCTTCAACCCAATCAAAGGGTGAATAATGGATATTGAAAGCCTAGCCAAGGAGTTAATCCTCAAAAACATGAATCCTGAACAGCAATTGGCTGTTTTGGATGGGATTAAGGCTTCTGTTGCCCAAGCCAAAGAAGTTCAAAAGCAACGCATTGGCGAAAATGTGGGTTTAGTCGTAGATGCACTAAAACGCATTGAATCAGACATTCGTGCTAGGTACGATGAAGTTGGAAATGCCATTGAACAACGGGTTGCCTCTATCAAAGATGGTAAAGACGGCAAAGACGGAAAGGACGGACGCAATGGCAGGGACGGGCGTGACGGAAAGCAAGGTGTTCAAGGAAATAGTGGCAAAGATGGCAGAGATGGGCGTGATGGGGTGGACGGGGTTGATGGTGTTAGTGTCACCTCTGCTCGTATCGATTTTGATGGTAGCCTTATTATTGGGTTGTCTAGTGGTGTTGAACTCAATGTTGGTGAAGTTGTTGCTCCTGACCTTGCGGAATCAATCAAAGTTATTACCAATGGCGGTGGTACTTCTCAGTCTGTACTTGATACTCTAGCCTCCCTACAAACTCAGATAAACAACCTGATTCCTAGCCAAACAGGGAATTCAGGCAAGTTCTTGACAACCAATGGAAGCGCACTTTCTTGGGCTTCTGTGGCTGGTGGTTTGTCTTACCAAGGAACATGGAACGCAACCACCAATACTCCAACCCTAGCATCTAGCACAGGTACAAATGGTTACTACTATGTAGTATCTGTTGCTGGTTCTACCAACCTTGATGGCATTACGGATTGGAAAGTAGGCGATTGGCTGATATTTAATGGTTCTACTTGGCAAAAGATTGACCAATCGGAAACATTACAGACTCTTACATCCAATGATGCAAGTGTCACGATTACCACCACCAATTCCAATGATGATTTGGCGGTTTATTCTTCCCCAAGAGTGATTGCGACTGTTCGTAATGAGACAGGTGCTACGCTTACCAAGGGAACTGTTGTCTACATAAATGGCGCATCAGGAAACAAACCAACTGTCACAAAAGCCATTGCTTCTGGCGACCCAACATCTGCCCAGACTTATGGACTTATCTTTGCTGACATTGCCAATAACAACAATGGAAGTGCCATCCTCTCTGGTGACATTTCAGGATTGGATACCTCTGCGTTTACCGCAGGGACTCAGTTATATCTAAGTTCTACAACGGCTGGTACATACACATCCACCAAGCAATATGCCCCAAATCACCTTGTTTACATAGGTGTAGTTAGCCGTAGCCATGTTAATCAAGGGTCAATTGAGGTCAAGATTCAAAATGGTTACGAGTTAGAAGAACTCCACAATGTCTCGGCTCAGTCCCCAAGCAACGGACAAACGCTGATCTATAACACTTCTACCTCTTTGTGGGAAAAGGCAAACTTAACCGCAGGAACAGGCATAAGTGTCACCAATGGTGCAGGGTCGATTACTGTTGCCAATACGGGGGTGACTTCTGTATCGGGAAGTACGGGAAGGATTACTTCTTCTGGTGGCGCAACCCCTACCATAGACTTGGCAAGCGGAATTGTGACCGCAGGGACTACTGGTTCTTCTACCTTGATTCCTGTCATCACAGTTGACACTTATGGACGGGTAACAAGCATCACAACTGCGTCTAATCCTCAAGGAACAGTTACTTCTGTCACAGGAACATCTCCATTAGCGTCTAGTGGGGGTGCTACTCCAGCGATTAGCCTATCAAGTGGCTATGGAGATACTCAGAATCCCTATGCGTCTAAGACTGCTAACTATGTTTTAGCCTCGCCCAATGGAAGCGCAGGAGTACCGACATTTAGGGCGATAGTTGCCGCAGATATTCCTACGCTGAACCAAAACACTACGGGAACTGCAAGCAATGTGACAGGAACTGTGGCAATTGCCAATGGTGGAACAGGACAAACTACTGCAACATCTGCCTTCAATGCACTTGCTCCAAGTCAGACAAGCAATTCAGGCAAATACCTCACGACTGATGGAACGAACACAAGTTGGGCGACAGTCAATGCAGGTGCATCGCTAAGTAACGACACATCTACATCAAGCAATTTGTATCCTTTGTTTGCAAGTGCAACAACAGGAACGCCAACGACTATTTACACAAGCAATGCCAAGTATTTGTATAAGCCAAGTACGGGTGAGTTGAGTGTTAATGCGCCTGTGGCAAGCAATGGCATATTTGTAAACAATGCAACAGTTGGGACAAGTTACACAATTGCTAGTGGATACAACGGACACTCGGTTGGGCCTGTAACTTTGGGGTCGGGGGTGGCGGTAACTGTCGCATCAGGCCAACGCTGGTTGGTCTTATAAAGGATAAGCATGGCAGATTTAGTTCTCTCAGGAAACACATCAGGTGCTATCACAATCAGCGCACCCGCAGTTGCTGGTACAAATACACTAACACTTCCAGCACAGACAGCAACTTTAGCCACACTAACTACTCCATCGTTTGCAACAACCATTGGTGTTGGAGGTGCTACTGCATCGGCTAGTGGTGCTGGTATATCTTTCCCCGCAACTCAATCTGCATCATCTGACGCAAACACACTAGATGATTATGAGGAAGGGACTTGGACACCAGTACCAGCCCCAGTTTCAGGTTCAATTACTTCTTATACAACAGCAAATACTTCTTATACAAAAATTGGTCGTTTTGTTCAAGCAACCGCTAGAGTAACAATCACCAATGTTGGAACGGCATCATCATATTTAACAATTTCAGGGTTGCCGTTTACCGCTGGTAGCACATTTCAATTGCCTTCTATAGTAAGAGAGGGTGGTTTAACTGGAAATATCTACCAAGGATATATTGATGGTGGTGGCACTACGGTTACGGTTCAAACTTTAACTGGGTCTGCCCCAACATATTCAAATAATATGTCTTTGTCACTAAATATGATTTATTTTGTATAAGGAACACACCATGTCACTAACCAAAACAACCACAGTTGACCAAATTACAGTTACAGAAAACGGTTTCGTTCTATATCGTGAAGCCACACGCATCATGGAAGATGGCAACGAGATAAGCAAGACATTCCACCGCAGTAGCCTTGCGCCTGGGCAAGACTTGACTGGTCAACCAGAGCAAGTCGTGTCTATTTGCAATGTAGTGTGGACACCAGAAGTTATTTCTGCATACCAAGCACAAGTTGAAGCACAGGCAACAGAATGAGTACCATATCATCAGGAACAACCTCTACCACCACATTAGTCCATAGTGGTGACACGACAGGCTCACTTGTTTTCAAGACAAATGACACGGGTTCTGGCGGTACAACTGCTATGACTATTGATACCTCACAGAATGTGGGGATTGGTACTACTACACCAGCACAAAAACTTCATATTCAGCAAACATCTGCCGCTTCTTCTTTAACGCAACTGGTGTTGCAAAATGCAGATAACACAACAGGAACAGGAAGTGCTTTAGGGTTTGCAAATCACACATCAAGCGGTCTTTTAACTGGAAAAGTTGAAGGTGCTATTGATGGGGCTAATTCTTATTCAATGCGTTTTTACACCTACCAAAGTGGTTTAAATGAGCGTATGCGTATCGACTCTAGCGGTAACTTGCTAGTGGGGACTACAAGTGCAGATGCTAAATTTGTTGTTAGCGGTTCTGCAACTTCTGGATGGGGGGCAAGACTACTTCAATCTGCGGGTTCTGGAACTCCCCAAGGTTTACAAGTTGTTGTTGGTCAAAATTCATCAAATGAAGTTTTTCAATGCGCCCAAGGAACTTCTTTTACTAGTCCTACGAACTTATTCAAAGTAACAGGAAATGGACTTATAAATACTGGAACAGCAACAAGTTCTCCATATAACAATACAACTGCTTCTGCCGCAAACATGGTTGTTACTAGTGCTGGAGATTTGCAACGCTCTACATCATCTCTTAAATACAAAAAGAATGTTCAAGATGCAACACATGGTCTTGCCGATGTGTTGAAACTACGAGCAGTCACATACGAGGGCAAAGCAGAAACCGATGTTGGAAAGACCTTTGGTGGTTTGATTGCAGAAGAAGTCCACGATGCTGGCTTAACAGAGTTTGTGCAATACGCAGAAGATGGAACACCAGACGCTTTGGCATACGGCAACATGGTTTCCTTGTGCATTAAGTCCATCCAAGAACTCAAAGCCCTTGTAGATTTACAAGCCACAGAGATTGCAGAACTGAAAGCAAAGGTGGGCGCATGACACCAGAACTTCAAAGGTACTATGAAAGCCGCTTTTCCATGATGGCTACGGACGGGTGGAAGGATTTGATGGAGGATATTGACAACATGATGGAATCGTTGAACAATATTAGTACAATCCCTGACGAAAAAAGCCTACAATTCAAAAAAGGCGAACTTTCCATACTTGTTTGGCTAAAAACCTTGAGAGAGGTCAGTAAACGGGCTTATGAGGAATTAAATGTTGAAAATGTATGATTTTGTCTGCGTTTGTGGACAACTCACGGAGAAATTGGTTGGTTATGAGACAACTCAAGTTCCGTGTGGGGGTTGCGGAGAGGTAGCACTCAAAGCAATCTCTGCTCCGAAGTTCAAGTTAGAAGGGTGGTCTGGGAATTTCCCTAGTGCGGCAAACCAATTTGACCGCATCCATCGTGAAAAACTGAGAGCGGAGCAAAAGGCGAACTCATAAACACTTGTCGAGTTCATGTGTAATCTCCTAGAACCCATTGGTGGCAGGAAAAGGAAACAGTATGTTGATTGACAATCCAGACGAGATGTCTAGCGAGTTAGAGGCAGAAGAAGCGAAGATTCAAGACCAAATTGAAGTAGATGATACTAAGATTCCTGAGAAATATAGGAATAAAAACTTAGAAGACATCATCAAAATGCACCAAGAGGCTGAAAAGTTGATTGGTAAACAGGCTCAAGAGGTTGGAGAAGTTCGCAAACTTGCTGATGAACTCATTAAGCAAAATCTCGGTCAGAAAGTCCAACACGCTGAAGTTGAACCTGAAGTAGACTTTTTTGAGAATCCTCAGAAGGCGATTCAGAGTACGGTGGATAGACATCCCGATGTCTTGGCGGCTAAACAAGCGGCTAGTGACTTCAAAAGGATGCAGATTCAGCAAAAGTTAGCGCAAGAACACCCTGATTATCAGCAAATATCTGCTGATCCAGAGTTCGTAAATTGGGTTAAATCCTCCAATGTACGGATGGCGTTGTATGCGAAGGCTGATGGTGAATTTGACTACGATAGTGCTAATGAATTGTTATCTACCTTCAAACAGTTGCGTGGCGTTAAGACTAAACAAGTGACTTCTGACGCAGAGTCAAATCGCAAGAATAGTCTCAAGGCGGCATCTGTGGATGTAGGTGGATCGGGTGAATCAGGCAAGCGTACTTACAGGAGGGCTGACCTAATTCGGCTAAAAATGACCGATCCTGACAGATACGAGGCACTTTCTGCGGAAATCATGCAAGCGTATGCTGAAGGACGGGTGAAGTAAGTTATTGATTCTTAAGGAGAATTAACATGGCGACAGCATTTTCCCCCGCAAATAACGTAACAGTAACGTCTGCGGCTAATTTCATCCCTGAAATTTGGTCAGACGAGATTATTGCGTCTTATAAGAAAAACCTCGTTTTGGCTAACCTAGTCATGCGTATGAACTTCAAGGGCAAGAAGGGTGACACAGTTCACATTCCAGCACCTGTTCGTGGTTCTGCGTCTGCCAAGGGTGCAACCAACGCTGTGACTTTGATTGTTAACACCGAGTCTGAAGTCCAAGTGTCTATCAACAAACACTATGAATATAGCCGTTTGATCGAAGACATCGTTGAAGCACAAGCCTTGAATAGCCTACGTAGTTTCTACACAGGTGACGCAGGTTACGCTTTGGCTAAACAAGTCGATACTGACTTAGTACAGTTAGGTCGTGCCTTCAATGGTGCAACCATCGGTACAGACGACTATGCAACCTCTTCCTCTTCTACCAAGGCATACATTGGTGGTGACGGAACGACTGCATACAACAGTTCTACCTCTAACGCTTCTGCTCTGACAGATGCCGCTATCCGTAGAACCATTCAACGCCTTGACGACAACGATGTTCCTATGGACGGTCGTTTCTTCGTCATCCCACCCTCAAGCCGTAACACCTTGATGGGCTTGGCTCGTTACACCGAACAGGCTTTCGTGGGTAATGGCGATGCAATCCGCAATGGCGAGATTGGTAACTTGTACGGTATCCCCGTATTTGTTTCCTCTAACGCTGATACGGGCGCAGGTAACTCTGGTGCTGACCGCATTTGCTTGATGGGTCACAAAGAGGCTATGGTCTTGGTTGAACAGCAAGCAGTTCGCTCACAGACTCAGTACAAACAAGAGTACCTCGGTACATTGTTTACATCTGACACTCTGTATGGCGTAGCCGCCTTGCGTACCTTGGCATCTACTGGTGCGGCTAAGTCCTCATCTGCATTTGCTTTGGCAGTACCAGCCTAATTGCAGTTGCTCCCCCCGTAACTGGGGGGTCTTTTTAAACTTTAATTAGGAGAAATAAATGGCAACGGCTTCTTCCGTAACGACTCGCAGAGGTAATGACTCATTCCGTGGTCTTTTCTCTGATACATGGGCTGTGACAGCAACGCTGAACGCAGGTTCATTGGCTGACGGGGCAGGTGAGACTGATGACATCACAGTACCAGGCGTAGCCTTGGGCGACATGGTGATTGGTGCATCTTTGGGCGTGGATTTGGTTGGTTTAACTGTGACAGGGTATGTCTCTGCCGCAAACACAGTCAAGTTCCGTATCCAAAACGAATCAACTGCTACTGTTGACTTAGCGTCAACCACATTGCGACTAGTTGTAGTTCGCATGGTCTAAAAGGAAGGGGGGTTTATCTCCCCTTTCTTCTATTAAGGAATACCTATGGCTTTGTTCAAATGTAAGCGTAGCGGAACTGTGATTGAATTCTCAGCGCAACACGACATTGACGAGATGAAACGTCATCCCGAATATGAGTATGTGGATAACTCTATTGTGGTGGAAGATGTCAAAGACGATGGAACAAGGCACACAATTACTCTTAAAAAACCTATTGGCAGACCCCGTAGGGAACAGGTGATGTTATGAGTGACGATATAAGTGCAAGAGAGTTTGGCAAGTTGGAAGCCCAAGTAGAGGCTCTCCAGAACGAAGTTCACCAATTATCCAAGGATGTCAAGGCTTTGCTAGAGTTGGCAAACAAGGGCAAAGGTGGCTTTTGGACGGGGATGATGATTGCCTCGACTATTGGTGGATTTATTACCTTTGTTGGTGGAAAGTTTATAAAGTAAGGGATTTATATGGCTACTCATGCTTGTGGCGAATTTGTAGGTTTACTGTTTCTTGCTAGAGAGATTACCCACAGAATCCACCTCAAAACCCTATCTTTTGCCGAACACAAGACATTAAATGAGTTTTATGAGGCGATTATTCCCTTGGCAGACGAGTTTGCCCAACAGTACATGGGGCGTTATGCAATGAGGATAGATGTCCCTTATGTCACCAACAAGTACAAAGGGACTGTTTCAGAGGTTTTGCGTCAACAGATGGATTGGATTGAGGCGAACCGCCAACAGATCGTCCCAAGGACTGAGACTGCTTTGCAAAACAAGATTGATGAAATCGTTGGTTTATACCAAAATACCCTCTATCAACTCACCCTTCAATAAGGAGTCGGCATGAAAGCAAAAGCACCAAAAATGGCGAAAATTGGTAAGGTTTTGCACGAATACAAGGCAGGGAAACTGCACTCAGGCTCTAAGAAAGGGCCTGTCGTGACCTCACGCAAGCAAGCCTTGGCTATTGCTATGAGTGAAGCCAAGATGCCTAAACCAAAGAAAAAGGGCTACTAAAGTGGCTAAACAAGGACTATATGCAAATATTTGGGCAAAACGTAAACGGATTGCTGAAGGCTCTGGTGAAAAGATGCGTAGAGTTGGTAGCAAAGGTGCGCCAACTGCCAAAGCATTTATTGAATCGGCTAAAACAGCAAAGAAACCAAAAAAGGTGAAATAGTATGAAGACTCCCGCTTGGCAACGCTCTGAAGGACAAAACAAGAAGGGCGGTTTGAACGCCAAAGGGAGAGCATCCTATAATGCGGAAACTGGTGGACACCTGAAAGCACCAGTTAAATCTGGGGACAACCCCCGAAGAGCAAGTTTCTTGGCTCGCATGGGCAACATGAGTGGCCCTGAGTACAAGAATGGTGAACCGACAAGACTGCTTCTTTCTCTAAAGGCATGGGGGGCATCCTCCAAGGCTGACGCAAAGGCAAAAGCAAAAGCGATTTCTGCGAGAAATAAAGGGAAGAAGTAATGGCTTTACCTACCTACTTAGAGTTAGTCAATGATGTCTTGATTCGGATGCGTGAACCTCAAGTCACCTCCGTATCTGAGAATACAGTCTCCTCGTTGGTTGGCAAATACATCAATGATGCCAAGCGTCAAGTCTCTGATGCCTATGATTGGGATGCCTTTAATACGGCTATAACTGTCACCACCACCGCAGGGAGTACAGGCCCTTATAGCATCACAGGGGCGGGTGTTCGTTCCAAGACCATAGATGTCATCAACACCACCAATTACTATGTCTTGTCACCTCTGTCTCACCAACAGTATGACTCCTTCTACTACACCATTCCTACCCCTACAACGGGTTTGCCTTTGTATTACACAGTCAAGGGAGTAGACACCAATGGCGATATTAAAGTCGTGTTTTGGCCTGTCCCCGATGCTGTATACAACATCCGTTTTAGTCTAGTTGTGCCTGAGAATGACTTTACTTCTGACACAGGAACTACCTTGTTGGCAAAAGAACCTATCGTTTTGGGTGCATTTGCTAGAGCATTGGTGGAGCGTGGTGAGGATGGTGGACTGAGTAGTTCTGAGGCTTATGCCTTGTATAAGTCAGCGTTGGCAGACCTGATTTCCCTAGAGTTGGCTAGATCGCCTGAGAACGACACATTTGAGGCGACATAATGGCAGAAGCAATCTCAGCCTTTGCGATAACAGCCCCAGGCTTCTTCGGATTAAACACGCAAGACTCGTCTTTGGACTTGGCACAAGGGTTCGCTTTGGTTGCCAACAATTGTGTGATTGACCAATATGGACGCATTGGGGCTAGAAAAGGTTGGACAAAGGTTAATTCCTCTGTAAATACGGACTTGTCTACCAATGACATTACCTCTATTGGTGAGGTGGTGACTGCGGATGCCACTTCCTACACAATTTTGGCAGGGAATAACTATCTATTCAAATTAAGCGGTTCTTCCTTGGTGACGCTGACTTATGGTGGTGGTGGAACTGCTCCGACTATATCTGCAAGCAATTGGCAGATGGTTTCCTTGGCTGGCGCACTTTATTTGTTCCAATCAGGGCATGATCCTTTGGTGTTTGACCCTGCCTTGTCTACCACGACTTATAGGCGGATTAGCGAGTTGTCTGGCTATGCAGGGACGGCTCAGTTAGCAAACACGGCTTTGAGTGCCTATGGAAGGCTTTGGACGGCAGATGTATCGTCAGATAAGTTGACTGTCCAATGGTGCGACACCAAGTTGGCAAACAAGTGGAATAGTGGAACTGCGGGGACGCTTGATACCACTACGGTTTGGCCTAAAGGTGGCGATGTAATTGTCGCTTTAGGCGCACATAACGGCTTTTTGTTTATCTTTGGCAAGAACAATATTCTTGTATATCAGGGAGCAACCACCCCTTCTACGATGACATTGCAAGATGTGATCACGGGAATTGGGTGTGTGGCAAGGGATTCTGTGGCTTACACGGGTTCAGACCTGATATTTCTATCTTCTACGGGTGTCAGGAGTGCTTTGCGGACGATCCAAGAGAAGTCCATGCCATTGCGTGACTTATCTAAGAATGTGCGAAATGACTTGATTTCTGCCGTTGCAAGTGAGACATTGGCAAACATTAAGTCTGTATACAACAGTAAGGAAGCGTTTTATCTGCTGACTTTGCCTGTTTTGAAGTCAGTTTATTGCTTTGACATGAAAGCCACGCTACAAGATGGTGCGGCAAGGGTAACGACTTGGGACTCTATTGAACCTAAATCCTTGTTGACAAAGCAAGATGGGACGTTATACATAGGGAAAGGGGGCTATCTTGCTACCTATTCTGGTTATAACGATGACACATCTACATATCGTTTTCAGTATTTTACGAATAATGCTGATTTGGGTAATCCATCTGTTACATCCATTCTGAAGAAGTTGAGGGCGGTTGTGATTGGGGGAAGTAACCAGTATGTGACCTTTAAGTGGGGTTACGACTTTTCGGGTAATTATTACTCTGCTTCTGCAAAAGTTCCTACTCAAGTGGTTTCATATTATGGTGTAGCGGAATACAATACCACCGCAGAATACTCTGGTGGAATTACGATGCAAACATTGAGTGTTTATCCAACAGGTTCTGGAAAGATTGTGCAAACAGGTTATGAAGCAGACATCAATGCTTTCCCTTTGAGCATCCAAAAAATTGAGATTTTTGCCAAAGAAGGCAGAGTTTATTAAGGAGAATTAGATTGTCTGATTACACCAAGGCCACGAATTTCGCTAGTAAGGATAGTCTTTCCTCTGGCAACCCATTGAAGATTGTCAAGGGAACTGAGATTGATACCGAGTTCAATAGCATTGCTACGGCTGTGGCAAGCAAAGCAGACTTGGCAAGCCCTACCTTTACGGGTTCTCCTGTCTTGCCTACGGGAACTACGGCAACTACCCAAACCTCTACGGATAGTTCTACTAAGTTAGCGACTACTGCGTTTGTACAGACTGTTTTACAAGCGTTATATCCTGTGGGAACTGTGTATACAAATGCTACATCTAGCACCAACCCTGCGACTTTGTTGGGATTTGGTACTTGGACTGCATTTGGTGCTGGTAAGGTAATGATTGGTTTGGATAGTGGCGATGCTACTTTCAGCACAGTTGGCAATACAGGTGGTTCTAAGGATGCAATTGTTGTAAGTCACACTCACACGGCAACAGTTACCGACCCTGGTCACACGCATACTGATACTGGAGTGCAACAAACAGATAGTTCTTCTGGCTCAAATAATACACAAACATTTAATGGATCACACAATACTGGTTCTGCAACGACAGGCATTAGTGTGGCAATCTCTACAACAGGTTCTAGCGCAACAAACGCTAACTTGCCACCTTATGTCGTTGTCTATTTATGGAAACGGACAGCATGATTACGCACCACTTTAGTGATGGTTTGTATGCAAAAGAGATGGTTTTTGAAGCAGGTCAAGCCATCCTTAAACATACTCACGATTACAGCCATTTGTCTATATTGGCAAAGGGGAAAGTGGCAGTTTTGAGAGGTGATGAGATTGATATTGTTGATGCGCCAGCGTGTATTGAGATTAAGTCTGGTCTGACTCATGGAGTTAAGGCTATTACAGATTGTGTTTGGTATTGTGTTCATGCCACAGACGAGAAAGACCCGTCTAAAGTGGACGAAGTTTTGATAAAAGGAAAATAGTATGCCTTATATAGCACCTGCGGCAATTATGGGTGGAGCAAGCCTTTTAGGAGGCTATATGCAAGGAAAAGCCGCACAAAATGCGGCAAATATCTCTGCTCAAGCGCAATTAGAGGCGGCACGTATTGCGGCAGATGCGGCAAAGTTTCGTCCTGTTGGCGTTACAACCCGTTATGGAACATCTCAGTTTCAATTCACTCCTGAAGGATATGTAAGTAGCGCAGGATACACAGTATCCCCAGAACTACAACAATATCAAGATCAGTTAAGAGCGTTATCGCAACAGCAAATACAACAAGGATTATTTGCACCACAACAGTATGCACCTTTGCAAACTGCGGCAGGTGGTCTGTTTAATCTTGGTCAAGGTTATTTGGCTCAGTCTCCTGAACAAGCGGCTCAGAAGTACATGGCAAGCCAACAGGCTTTACTAGCACCTGCCCGTGAGCGTGAATCTGCTTTATTGGCAAACCAATTGGCAAACACGGGTAGGACGGGCTTGGCAGTAGCGCAAGGTGGTGGTTTATTGTCTGCCAATCCTGAACAAGCGGCTTTGGCAAACGCTAGGGCTATGCAAGACTTGGCTTTGGCGGCACAGGCTACGCAAGCAGGTCAGCAACAGGCACTATTTGGAGCAGGATTATTTGGTCAAGGGGCAGGTTTGCTTGGACAGTATCAGCAAGGTCAAGTTGGTGCATTGTCTCCATTCCAGACCTCTTTGGGACTTGGTGGAACTATTGAACAAATGGGGCAAACGCCATTGCAGATAGGCGCAGAACTTGGTGGGCGATCTGCTACGGCAGGTGCTAATGTTGGTCAATCATTGTTAGCAGGTGGCATAAGTGCGGCAAGAACAGCACAAGCGGCTAATGCGTTTAGTCCAATGGCAAATGTATTACAAGGAATTGGAACAATGCCATATTTGCCACAGGCAATTAATAGTTGGATGAATCCCCAAATAAATTATGGTGGTGCTGGTGGTGGAATAACGAGTGCGGCAATGCAAGCACCTACTTATATTCCTTATGGTGGAGGTCAAGCCTTGCCATTAGGATACGCAAATCTTTAAGGAGTAACCAAATGGCAGATTCAATCGTAGGTGGATTATTTGGTACTCCAGAGGCGTATCAAGCACAGCAAAATCAACAAGCACTTGCACAAGCGGCTCAGTTAGGTCAACTTGATCCTTTCTCATCTGCTAGGACAAGTCTTATCTATGGCGGTCGTCAATTGGCGGGTATTTTGGGCGCACAAGACCCACAATTGCAATTGTTAAGTAAGCGTAATGCTGTTATGCAAGGTATTGATCTAAATGATGTTAGTTCAATTATGCAAGGCGCACGAACATTAAGTCAATTTGATCCACAAGGCGCAAGTGCTTTGGCTAATTTGGCTCGTGAAGCCCAAGGGAAACAAGCAGAAGCAACACAAAAAATTGCTCAAGCAACCAAGGCTATGGCAGAAACAGGAGAAATTGCGGCTAAAAGAGAATCATTAAATTCACGAGTTCAGGCATTAGTTGATGCAGGTACACCAGAATCATTGGCTAAAGGTATTGCCTCTAACGATAAAGCATTTGCAGATTTTGTTGCCGCACGAAACATTGCAACCCCTGCCGAATATGCTGTTCAAGCAAGAGCACTTGGATTTGAGGTAAAACCATTTTTGAAGGACTATACACCAGAGCAAATTCAAGCAATGGAAAGTGGTGTTTTCAAACATAAGGCTGGTATTGCTAAGGCTGGCGCAACATCTCTTAATGTTGATGTTAGACAACCAATAGAAATATCTAAAAACAAAACTGATCTTGCCGCTCAAATAGAAAAAGACGCGTATTCTTCTTCTGATCGCATTACATTGGCTCAAAACCTGCGTAACTTATTGCCACGAGCATTTGTTGGCGTTGGCTCTGATGTTGCCTTGCAAGCGGGCAAGGTTGCGGAAGCGTTTGGAATTGATGTTAAAGGAGTTGCTCCATCGCAAATTATTGACACTATATTGAATGAAATGACTGTTGGAAAAGCAGGAGAACTAAAGGGTGCTTTGTCTGACAAAGATAGAGAATTTTTAAAAGCAACTATTGGTACTCGTGGTTTATCAATAAAAACATTGAATTATGTTGCAGATGAAATTGAACGTAGAGCAAGCATAGATAGAAGATTGAACTCTAGGGTAAATAATTATATTGCGTCAGGTAAAAACTTAAACATGATAGATTTTGCTGATGAAAGATCGCAAGCAGGAAAAGATGTTCAAAAAGACTTAGATAGATTGCGTGAATTGCGTCAAAAGGCAGGTCAACAATAACCAATATTTAGGAATAAATTATGGCACTTACAGCAGAAGAACAGGCAGAACTTGATAGGCTAGAGTCCACTTATGGCTCTACTACTTCTGTTCTAAGTCCTAAATATGAGCCAAGGACTTTTGCTCAAGAGTTTGGTACTGCTCTAAAAGAAAGTTTACCAGATATAGGTGGTTTGGTTGGAGGAATTGCTGGCGTAGCAACCACTAAAACGCCTTTAGGGGCAACTGCTGGAAGAACTACTGGAACATTGGCTATTAGAAGTATGTTGGGTAGTGGTGCTGGTGCTTTAACTGGGACTGTTGCCAAACAAAAAGTTGATGAAATTATGGGTAAGCCAATGGGTTTAGAGGCTCAGTTGGCAGAACAATTAAGCAATGTTGCTACAAACATGGCGTTTGATGCCGCAGGAAATGTAGTTTTCAATCTTGGTGGAAAAGCATTTAAGGTTGCTAAAAACATGATTCCTGACATTGGCATATTTAGTTCTACCTTGCCAAAAGATGCTCAGATGAAACTACAAATACAAAAGTTGTTAGAGCGTGAAGGCGGGTCTTTAACAAAGTATCAAGTAGAACCAACTGCAACAAGAGGTTTAACTGAATCGGTTGGTCGTGCTGGCATATCTGGTAGAGGCATATTTGACGAACTAGAGAAAGCAAATTTACAAGCCTTAACTACTAAAAGAAATGAAGTTTTAGATGACATTTCTAGTAGAACATTGACTGATCTAGAGGCTGGTGCTTTATACAAAGATGTAATTGGAAATGCCCAAGATAAGTTAAGTCTTGCCGCAAGGGAAGCATACGCACAAATAAACGAGCGTGGAAAAGATGTTTTAGTAAATTCTTCTTCTTTGGCAAATAGGGCGCAACAACAATTAGATAATGCCGCAAAAATATCTAAAACAGGCGATCCATCTACAAGTCTTGGAAATGAAGTTACATCTCAGTTAAGAGCAATTGCTGACCTTAAAGATGAAATATCTTTTGCAGATGCACATGAATTTAGATCAAACTTAAATAAACAGTTGCGAGAGGCTAAGTCTGAATTTGGAGCAAATTCTCCAAAAGTTGCCACTTTGACACAAGCAGTTAAATCTATTGAAGAAGCAATGGATACTGCCGCCACCAAATTAAGTCCTGCGCTTAAAAAAGCATACGATGAAAATTCTGCGTTTTATAGGTCTAGTATTACTGAGTTGTTCCCAACAACATTAGCAAAATTAAACAACAAAACGGCAGAAAGAGTTGGAGAAACAATATTTCAATCTGGAAATGTGTCTGAAATCAAGGACTTTTATACATCTTTGGATAGGGCAAAGAAACTTAATCCTGATTTAGATGTAAATCTTGTTAAAACAGCCGTTCAAAAGGGATATTTAAGTAGTATTCTTGGAGAAGAGGGAACAGATGTTTCTGTTACAAGTTTAATAAATTTACAGAAAAAACTCCAAACAGATAAGAAATTTAATAGAACATTCAATGAAGCAGTTTCTCCAGAGGTTAGGTCAAATGTCGAGATTCTTGCTAATGCCGCAAAACTTAGCCAGACAAAGCCACAAAACACATTTAGTTTGGCAATTAACTCTGCTCAAGCAAACCAGATTAGTGGTGCTATACAAGCAATCTTAGCCGCAGGTGGTGCAGGATATGCGTATAGCGAACTAGGTACTGTTGGCGCAGTATTGGCTGGTGGTGGTTTGCTAATGACTCCTAGAGTGTTGGCAAAAATGGCAACCAATCGCGATGCAATTAAGGACATATTGAAGGCAGAAAGTTCTTATGCCAAGATTGCTGATTTGCCTGTGCCAAGCCAAAAACCTCAATTGCTAAAAACCATTGGTTTGCTAAATCAAGCATACGATAGGGTTGGCATAACCCAAGATGACTTTATGCCACCAAAATCTGCAAATGTAGGTGTTGGACTTACGCCTGAAGAACAAAAAGAACTTTCTGAACTTGAAGCAAGATACAAATAGGAGAGTCTCATTGATCCTTTCTCCCTTCTCATGCTGGCGCAAGGTGCAGTTGGCTTTATTAAGCAGGGATGCGCCATGCTCCACGAGGGGCGAATGGAGTTGGAGGGTGCTAAGAAGACTGTTGAAGGTGTCTTGGCAGATGTCAAGGCTATCAAAGGCATATTTGAGTGGTTTCTGGGTCTTTTTAAGCCCTCTAAGCCCAAAGACAAGCCCACAGAAGCCCCCAAGCCTGTGGCGCAAAAGAAAGCCAAAACCCTTGCCAAACAGCAATCCTATGAAGAAATGGAACTCTTGCTCATCAAGGACATTGGTGAGAAGTTGGGTATCTTGTTTGACACGCAACAACAGATCACAAATCACTATCGGGCATTAGAAGAAGAATCAAAAACTGTATACGATCCTGAGCAAAACAGCAGTAAGAAGGCGATTGAGAGGGCTTTGATTGAGTTACAGATTGAGAAGTTGATGGAGCAAGTCAGGGAAGCGATGGTATATGCGCCTCCTGAGTTGAAGGACTTGTATAGTCGGTTTCTGAAGATGTATTCCAAGATCGAGCAAGAGCAAGAGTGGGCTAGGTCTGAGATGATCAGAAAGGCACGATTGGCTCGGCAAAGGAAAGAGTTGTATGAGATACGGTGCATTGAGATTACAACAGGAGTGATTGCTGTGATGTTTATATCTTTGATTTTTGGGTGGCTAATGTGGCAACTGCACGTCTTGTCTGGTGGATTCTGATGGGAGTGATGCTTTGCGTAGTTGTAGGAGCAACCTCGATGGCATACGTAGAAACACTCTACATGAAAGCCCAATTGAAGCGGGAAATGAAAGAATTGCGTAAGTTAAAAGAAGAACTGAGAGAGAAGAAATGAAATATTTATTGGTGCTTATGCTCTTAGTTGGATGCGAAGATAGGTACAGGTATTATTGCCAGAATCCCAAGAACTTTTCTGCCAAAAGATGCCAAAGACCTGATTGCCAATTCACCCAAGATTGTCCTGATTACCTTGTAGCCCCTATTCTTGAAAAACAAGTCACCCCACCAGTTCAACCTGCCTCAGATGGGAAGTAAGATGAAACTAGAGAATCACCCCGTACATGACCAAGTTTTACTCGTTGAATCCTATGTTTGGGCAGTTGTTGTCCTACTCGTAACTTGCATCTTGACGGGAATTGTCTTCTTCATGCTGTATAGCGTGACATTTGTGACACAACCCATCAAGAGCATTGCACCGATAGATCAAGGCTACCTAAAGATGTTAAACGACATTGTTTTGCTGATTGTTGGTGGCATTGGTGGCGTTATGTCTAGGAAGGGTGTCCAAGCGGTATCAGATAAGATTTCAAGCCCTCCTAGCACCCCTACAACGCCCACAACCCCTGTTTCTACGCCTACAACACCACCACCACCCAATCCTAGTGGTTTATCGACTTGGACTGCCCCTTCTGGTGCTATGCCGACATGGGTAAATCCTCCTTTGGATGAGGAATGGCGAGCACCACCACCACCTAGCACTCCACCTGACTATATTGACCCTGAGAAGGAGAAAATAGCCAATGAGAGGGCTTTAGCGAGGGCTGAACAATGATTCCAAATCCTTGGGTAATTTTGGGCGTTTTACTTGCTTTGGCTGGTTTCTATGGCTATGGACACCATAGAGGGTGGGACGATAGGGATATTGAGATGCAAGCCGAGATTGCGGTCAAGAATGAGGAAGCAAGGGTAAAGGAACAGGAACTTGCTAAACAGTTAAATGAACAGTCATCTAAACTTTTGGAGGCAAATAATGTCATCAATGAAAAACAGTCTTCTCTTGATCGGGCTATTCGTGCTGGTAGGGTGCGCCTCCCGACCCCAAGTTGCCCACAAACCAATGCAAGTTCCACCCCTTCCAGCGGAGATAGCGCAAAAGCGGGAAGCGAATCTGACACAGAGGTTCTCAGACTTATTGCTCAAATCATCGCAGACGGAGACAAAGC